AGGAATTATGAGATATATTATTAGAATGTGTTATGAACACAATTTGGACTTATCAAAAGAGGTCAGAAAGCTTGTAAAAAGTTTACCTAAGTCAGAAATAAGTGGAGCTTATAATGGTAATTAACGGTTAACTAAACAACGAATGAAGTATTACAATTGCTTTGGATTGGAATAGCGAATTTGGGGTTTAGTGTTTGTTAAATATAAATTTTAATTAAATAAATAGAAATTATGACAAAGAATGAAATTATTAAAAAGCGATACCCATTTTTTGATGAAAATGTATCTGGGAAAGGTATTGAATTAGATTCTGATGCAACAAAAGAAATAATGAATGATTTGATTGACGAAATCATTAAAATGTATGTACATGATGGTAATCCTAAAATATGGCTTCATAAAATTCAAAAGTTACGGGATGATGTTTCTTAGCATTACGCCTAAAGGTTAGTATATGAAAAGTGAGAGGAACGAACATTTTTTATATACCGTGTTATCTTTAGTTTTTTCGTTCCAAAAATTAAAACAATAATATTATGAAATTTGAATTTGCAAAATATACAGAAGTTACAGAATTATACAAAAAGCACAGTGAATCATTACAAGAAGGCGATGGATACATAAGGTTCTTTATGTGCTTAGATGTAAATGATTTTTGGATAATTAGAGTGCTTGAAGGCTTTAATGAAGAGTATGAAAAAGAAGAAGGAACTTATTTACTTGAAAGAAATAATATCCAAAAAGAAAGTAAACAACAAAATTTAAGTTTATCTAAAGCGATAGAACTAATAAAAGAGGACGATTTTTCTAATTGGGATATAAAAGAATATTTTGATTTAGATGAACTGATTGAGGATATTGATGGGGGGTTTGGTCTTAATTAAAGATAACGGCTTTGTATTCATCTGTTTTTAGGTGTTTACATTGCAAGGTACGCAGTATGGAAACTGCTAATAATAGTTAATACATAATGTTATAAAATATTTTAATTATGAGAGCATACGCAGACATGGAAGAAGATAACGAAATGAATTTTGAAATGGATGAACCGATTGAGCCAAAGAAGAACTCAGAACATTTTAAGGAAATTGCACTACTATTTTTATTTGCAATTGCTCTTAATTTTCTGGTAACTGGGTTTGTTGATTGGGTAATTAATCCAGAATTATCACAAATGGAAATATTTTTAAGAACCCCGAAACATTTTTTATGGTGTTTTAAATAACGTTTGGCTATGAGTAGTAATATTTTGTATTACTACTGCTAAGTGAAGGAATTGAAAAATATTATTAATCATAGGTGCTGTTAAAGCATCTTTTAAATTAAACAGAATGAAAAAGAAATACATTGAAGATGAGTCTCTAAACATGGATACTCCAAACGCATTAATAGATTTATTTGATGAGCATTCAATAGATTCGTTTGGAACTAGAGAAATAGAAAAATCAAAATTAATAGGGGTTTTATCTCTTATGAATGAGCGTCAGATAGGGCAGTTAAATAAAGAAATAATTGAATTATTAGAGCTGTACACAAGATTAAAGGATTTACTTCATAATGAAATTGGAACAGTTGAAGACTCTAAAACAATACATGAAGCTTTTATTATTCAGGAGATAAATAAATTAGTGTGACGCTTGGCTATGTTTAGTAATACATTTTTGTATTACGATAGCGAAGTAGAGGAATTGAAAAAATTATTATTAATCATAGGTGCTGTTATGACATTTTTTAAATTAAACAGAATGAAAGCAAGAGAATTTTACAACAAAAGAATTAAAGAAAATAATGATATTGGAAGTATTCAATTAATGGAAGAATACGCAAAGAGTGTTATTGAAGCAAATTTTTGCGATGGTTCGCCAAGTGAATTTAAAGAATGTTCGGTTAAGCAATTAGAAACAATACATCACAAAGTTAATAACCTTGTTGATTGGGTTAATGAATAACGGTTCGCAGGTATGCGTAGGGCGATTAACTTAAACAAAATATAAATATGGAAAACGAAATTTTAGACCTCATTGATAGGTATTGGAAGTTTGATAATGACCAAACTCCTGTAAGTAACTGGCACGATAAACAAGACTTGTTAGAAGCAGTACGCAAAGCCTTACGCATACACGGTGTTGTAGGGCAAAGCGAACAGTTATTTTGCCCTAAATGTGGGGGTACAGACTGCAAGACCGCTATACATACAGACTATAAAGAGTGCAGCAAATGTTACCATTACTGGGAGGCAAACTAATGGCCTATAACGACCAACTAAACAACGAATGAAGTGTTTAGGTTGCTTTGTACCTAAATTGCGAATTTGGGGTTTAGTGTTTGTTATGTTGAATTTTATTAAAACAAGTAAGATGGAAGGAATAATATTTAAAACAAAAGAAATAATGAATAAAGTTTTGTCCGAAATTGATTTGAACAATGCGGAAGCAGATTTAAAAAAAGCTATTGAAAACAATGAAGTTTTTTATTATGATTCAAATGGGAAAATAAAAAGGCTGAAAAAATAACGTTTTGGCTATGTGTAGTGCCGTATAAAAATACACTAACTTTCAAATATTACAGAAATGAATAACGAAGAATTAAAGAAACAAATAGCAGAAGACGAGGCATTACATATAGCTGATTTTGTAGGTCGTTTTTCTGAAAATCAAACTCTTTCAATGGTTGGAAGGTTGAGGAATTTAGGCGTTGGATTGAAAATTTTAAAAAATAACAAGTGGGAAACCCTTCACGAGTACAAATTACCGTTTGATAGATTTATACCCTTATATGATGATAATTTTAAAATTTGTTATATAGGTGTTTATTAAATGGCTTACAACGACTGGCTATGAAATTTAGAGGGCATAAGAAACATAAGCGTTTTAAGTGGTTCGCTTTAGAATATAAAACTGCTCAGGCTTTGAAATTGTGCCGTGCAGCCCTCTATTTTTTATAGGTATTGTTGAATTATATTTTAAATTATTATGAAAGCGAAAGAATTAGTAGGAAAAATGTACGAGCATACAGGGTGGTTAGCCACAACAAAAGAAGGCTATGATAACCAAGATATTGAATGCTCTTTAGTAGCTATTGAATTAGCACAATCATTTTGCGAAAATAAACTAACGTCTGATTATTGTGAGTTAGAATTGTTAAAAAAAGAAGTTGAAAAATTACGAATAAGTAAATAACATCAAGCTAAACAACGATACTCTGTTGTTTTAGCGATTGTTATATCAGTTAGGGTATAAAACAGATTAAAATAGATAAATTATATCAGATAGGGTATAAATAAATAAAGATTATGAAAAAGTATAAATTAATAAAAGACATTCCATTCTATAAAGCTGGAGAGATAAGAGAACCAATAGAGTGGTGTAAGATAATGCAAGTGCCTAATCTAGTTATATTTGAAAGAGAATTAGAAAGAGGTAATCTTGATGAATGGTTTAAGGAAGTTCCAAGCCGTATAGAGTTGGAAATTTACAATATGGGAAACGGTGCTAATGGTAGATTGCAAAAGAAAGACTTTAGCGGTTTCACATACCAAGAAAAATACCTTTGTGAGAGAGCATTGAACGGAGAGCTTTTGGATATAGATAGTTTGGATGATGATGATTTTTCCAATTGGTATTTTTCAGAAGATCCTACATCTAGCATTTGCACAGATGCTTATGTAAAAAACACTGGAATCAAAGCAGTATTAAAAGCCTACCTAAACGAAAAGAAATGAAAAACAACAAGAACTGGAAGATAACAATAGAGCAATATGGATGTAAGTATTCAATAGAACTAAACCATCCAGATGTAGATGTTACCGAAGTGTATGATGCTTTAAGGCAGATACTATTAGCTAGTAGTTGGAGTCCCGAACAAGTTAAAGAAATATTAAACGAAGAAGAATGAAAGCAAGTGAATTAAGAATAGGTAATTATGTTTACTTAATATCTGAAGGGCATGAAGATGAGCCTAATTTAGTAGAATGGAGTTTAGAAGATTTTTCTTTCTACGAAGGTGTTATGTTTAGTATAGAACCAATACTGCTAACAGAAGAATGGTTATTGAAGTTTGGGTTTATTATTCATAATAAGCCGAATGGATATACTGAGTATATTAAATATAAGGAAGGGACAAAGCAGTATTTACATAAGATATTTACATTTAAAGAAAGTGATAATGATTGGAAAGGAAAGTTTGGCTTTACTGGAACTATTCAAACAAAAATTGAGTACGTTCATCAATTACAAAACCTATATTTTGCACTAACAAACGAAGAATTAATTATAAAATGAAAGCAGAAGATAAAGCGAAAGAATTATTAAACAAGTTTGCAAGAATTCCGTTCTCAATGAATTTTGTTGATTCTGAAATAGGTGATTCAAAAGGAAAACAATGTGCATTAATAGCAGTAAATGAGATAATTAAAACAATTTGTTATTGTTATCCATCTAAAAATGAAAAAATGTCATTTGTAGAATATTGGCAAGAAGTTAAGCAAGAAATAGAAAAATTATGAAAGAGAAAGTATTAATACAGCTAATAAAAGAATTAGCAATAGAGAACCCTAATGACAGTGATTTAGGTAAGAAAGTAAGGATAGTTTTAAATAAGTTAAAAGATTTGTAATTTTGTATTAATTATTAATTCTCATTAATTATGGATAAGAGGAAAGGGAATGGAGGGCACAGCACTAAACCTAAGAAAGCAAATGATAAAAGATTAAACCCTGCAAAGCAATTATTAGAAAGATATATTTCAGAGGAGTTTAGTTATGATAAAGCTAATAAGCTATTTACTAAGTTATATCAAGATGGAATGAATGGAGATGTTAAGAGTGCTACTTTATTTCTATCTTATACTTTAGGAAAGCCAAAAGAAACAAAAGATATAACAGTAGAGGTAAGTAAAAACTTTCCTGATTGGTTAGATGAATAAAGCTAATCCTAACTTTACATTTTTAAAAGATAAAGTGCCTAAACAAAGGTTTACTTTATTGCAGGGCGGTACAAGGTCAGGTAAAACATTTAGTACTATCTATTACTTTGTTTGGTTATGTGAGAACTACACAGGCTTAGAGATAGATATAGTTAGAGATACATTTACAGCTCTTAAATCAACTGTATGGAAAGACTTTAAACAAGTATTAGTTAATCATAATCTATACAATCCTGCTAATCACAACAAAACAGATAAGATTTATAATCTTAATGGGAACTTTATTAGTTATTATGGTGCAGATGATCCAGGTAAGATACACGGTAGGGCAAGGGATTTTCTTTGGCTTAATGAGGCTAATCAATTAGATGAAGAAACAATAGACCAATTATTCCCTAGAACTAGACATAGGGTAATATTAGATTATAATCCAGCCATGCCAACTGAACATTGGTTAGATACTTACATAGATGAGTTCCCTCCATGTATAACCACTTACAAGGATAATCCATATCTAACACCTGACCAAATAAGAGATATTGAAAGGAAACAAAATAATGCTTATTGGTGGAGTGTTTATGGTACAGGACACAGAACAAAACCTACAGGGGTAATATTTAATGATTGGGAGGTAGGAGAGTTTGACACCTCACTGCCTTATATCTACGGCATGGACTTTGGATATGTAAACGATGAAAGTACATTGGTAAAAATTGCAACGGATAAAAGAAATCTATTTGCAGAAGAATTATTATATGAAAAAGGATTAAGCACTGAGGAGATAGTTAACCGATTAGATATCTTAGTAGATAAAAATGATTTAATAGTAGCGGACAATGCAGAGCCTAGATTAATATCAGAGATAAGAGCTAAAGGATTTAATATTGTACCATGCACAAAGGGAGCAGATAGTATTAGATTAGGATTAGTTAAAATGATGGATTATAAAATAGTAGTTACTCCTGATAGTAGGAACTTACAAAAGGAATTATCTAACTATGTTTGGAATGACAAGAAAAGCAATACACCTAAATCTAATGGCTACGATCATTTAATTGATGCTTGTAGATATGCTTTTGATGAATTGGTAGAAGATAACCAATTTTATTTTAGTTAAATTTGTAACTTTGTAGATATTTATTATAAAGCATGGGATTATTTGACAGTTTGTTTAAAGGCAAAATCAATTTAACAGATAATAATAGGGAGTTAATTTATAAGCTGTTCGGTAGTTTTGGAGTTAATAGATTAGGTTCATCAGATAGAGCTTATTTAGAAGAGGGATATGAGGGTAATGTAGATGTTTATTCTGTAATTAAAAAGATTGTTGATACTTATAAAGCTGTACCTACAATAGTAGAAAAACAAACTAGAGAGGGTTGGGAGTTAGTCGAAGATAGTTTAATTCATGAGTTAATGGACAATCCTAATCCTAGTAAAGGTTATACTTGGGATGATATAGATGAGATGATAGCTACCTATTTACTAGCTAATGGTAACAGTTATTTAGTAGGCCAGGAGGGTTTATTTAATTCAAGGATTGCTGAGGTAGATGTATTACCTGCACCTAATGTAACTATCAAAGGCAATGATGACTTCTTCATGCCTCAAATGAGCTATTACTTTGAGCTTAATAACCAAAGGTTAAAGTTTGAGAGTGAACAAATAGAGCATATTAGGTTTTTCAATCCTAGCTTTATGAGTACTACAGAATCTTTTAAGGGATTATCTCCGATAGAAGTGGCTGCTAGAGTGGTTAAAGTAGGTAATGATGGATGGGATGCTTATGGTAGTCTATTACAAAATAGAGGGGCATTAGGATTGCTTACAGATAAATCCAATAGACCAATGTTGCCTCATGAGACAGATAAAGCTCAATCTGCTTTAGATGAAAGAGTAAGGGGTGTAAGAAACCAAGGTAAAACAATAGTTACTAATAAAGATTTAAATTATATTCAATTAGCGATGAGTCCTACAGATTTACAGTTAGTTGAATCTAATATAACGACATTAAGAGCTTTATGTTCAGTCTATGGAGTAGATTCCAGTTTGTTTAATGATCCTGCAAATCAAACCTACAACAATAGAAAAGAAGCAGAAAAAGCATTATACACTAATGCTATTATTCCATTAGCTAAAAAGATAAGTGATAAGCATACTAAATTTATAGCTGCTAACTTAATGGGCCCGGGTTATAGAATAAGAAAAGACTTTGAAGAAATAGAGGCGCTACAAACAGATAAGAAACAAGAAGCAGAAAAGGATAAAATAGTTTTAGATGGTGTTAATACTATTGTTAATATGCCTATAAGCTCAGAGGCTAAGAGTTTATTATTAATTGATAGTTATGGATTTACAGATGAAGAAGCAGCCATTATAGTAGCTCCAAATCAAATAGAAAATAATTTGTAATTTTGTAATCAAATGAGAGATACTAAAAAATATCAAGTTAAGAAAGCAGATTTATCTGTTAAAGATGTAGATACTAAAACTAGAAGAGTTCAAGTAATGTTATCTGCATTTGATAATATAGATTCTGATGGAGATGTAATTAGAAAGGGTGCATTTGCTAAGTCTATAATGGAAAGAGGTGCTGAAACTACGTCTAACAGAAAGATAGCTTTTCTTAGGCATCATGACTGGGAACATCAAATAGGTAAATGGTTAAAGCTAGAAGAAACTCATGACGGACTTATGGCTATTGGAGAGCTTGGAAGAAGTTCTAAAGGCGAAGATGCTTTGTTGGATTATCAAGATGGAATAATTAGAGAGCATTCAATAGGCTTTAATTATGTAGAGGATAAGATGAACATGGTCCAGGATGGTATTTGGGAACTTAAAGAAGTAATTCTTTGGGAAGGTTCTGCTGTTACATTCGGTGCTAATAGCCTTACACCGACATTAGATGTATCAAAAGGAAATAGAGTAGAGCTTTTAGATAAAGTAAATGCTAAAATGGAATCTTTACTAAGTGCTATTAAGAATGGCAAGGGTA